TGCTCTAGTTCTGAACGCCCCGTCAACTCGTGGCGAGTCTGGCTTTCTCCATGGAGGCGGACACACCGTTCAGGACGCTCCGATGTACACCGAGTACACTGCAGGTCAGGCGGTTGCTCAGGCTGAGCTTCCTAGGAACGCAAAGGCATCTCAGATCACGAATACCAGGCCGTGCTTGTCATCTGCTCAGCTTCCTGAGATCAACGATAAGATTGCGGCTGACCCAACTGGGTTTGGTGCGATCTACAATGCCAAGCAGCTTGGAGAAAAGGGCTATAGGACCTGCCTGTCATGCGGTGCTACTCGCAATCCTCAGCTTGTTTCAGGATGCAACTGCAAGCTAACAGCAGCACAGTCAAGTGTGCTTAAGAGCAACATCCAATGGCCGCATACGGCGGATCCTAACGCTTAAACATGATACTAGTATTTTAATAATGTTGTCCGTCTATACCTATCCAATTCCAAAACCAGCAGACTGCTACGATATGTCCCGTCTTTCGTTAGAGGATGGGTTCATAGACGCAATCAAGTCAATTGTATCTCATCAAAAAGGAGGAACAATTTGGCTTGGATATCTTGAAGGATGGATGCTTACACCGATGGAAGAAGTCATTCTTCGCAAGGCTCTTCGCAATTTTCACTGCATTGTAGTTTCACGATTTCCACTTTCCTTCTCTCAGGCCTGGAAAAACGAAATCGATTGGGTCTACACAGTCAGGAGGTATCATGGAGAACCCAACACTAACAACAATGGTCGTTTTGTACACGATGGGAGTGAAGCTGAACACCGACGTCCTTGCGAACACCCTGCCCCTTACGACGGACATCATTAAGATTGAAAAGCAAGGTGTCGTCAAGCGTGGATCCTCAAAGCGAGATCTGATCAAGCGACGAGCAAAGACAACACCGCCCAAGCGCACCACTGGATTTGGACACAACTCAATTACCTTAGTTGTAATGTCAGATGGTGATGGAACTCTTCTTCGCAAGGAGATTACCGTCAAGATCTTCCAGAACGGCGTATTCCACATCACGGGCGTTCTGGACGAAAAGTATGACCGACATGTGACCACCCTACTTAAGAACCATATCACAACAACATGCCCCGAGGCAGTTTCGGGGGAATGGACGGAAATTCGTCGTGTAGTCCTGATGAACTACAAGACGAAGCTCGTTGGAAGTACAAACTTGTCAAGAGATACTCTCTACGCAACTCTGCGTGGGCGTGGTGTCACAACCGTCTATGAACCTGCGGTGTATCCTGCGGTCAAGATCTACTTTCCAGAAACCAAGTGGATCGCAAAAGTCTTTCGCACAGGTCAGATCATTCTTACGGGAATGACAACTCATGAGGAATGTGCGTCATTAATGACTCAGTTAAAGCCACTGATCTTAGTATAAATATGGCAGCTCGTGAATTAACCCCAGAGGAAGTAGAGGCAGGTCGTCGTGGAATCAATGACGAAGATCTTACGGCAACGCAGATTCAGGCACTCGTCCGAAACATGGATGCGTCAAAGAAGAAGTGGGCTCGTTTGAAGAACAACAAGCAGGAGTACGAACAGAAGCTTCAGGAGGATAACAAGACTCTTTATTTTAATTACCCATCTCTGTTTCAGATGCACGCAGAGGACCGACTGGATGTCACCTTTTTTGAGATGCTTACGTTGAAGCGAAAGATTGAGAAGGGTGAGGTCACTCCTGAGCAGGCGACTCAGATAATTGGTCAAAAGTTATACCAGCGCTACATTCCTGAACAATCTCGTCCTGTTGCTCCCACGATGTCGTACGAGGAGTTCTATCGGAATCAATAATCTCATACGATTCAGTGCTCTTGTAGGTCAGGAAAAAGTACTTGCGAAGCTCGTCCCACGTACAATCCGCCATCGCATAGCACTTCATTCTTGAAAGATTCAGCCCATCCAGTAGTCCACACAGGTCTTCTTTTGACATTCCATTCTCCAGTACAAGAAAGTCGTTCTTATCGTTACCATAGAGTTCACGAATGGTCTCTATGTTATCAATCAGCGTCTTGTATCCGAGAATACAATACTGCTTCGTGTGGTCAAAGTTCAGAACACTGTTGCAATATACATACGTGAAGTTATCACGCTTCCATATTCGTGACCATGACTCTGGGCATACAGGCTCAAACGAACCTAGCTCCTTCATCCGCTCATCGATCTTATGGTAATTGAACGCCTGAGGTACAATAAACTGAGGACCAAGACGATTGATCTCAGAGTTGCGGATCAGTGAAAAATTGTTCCACCCGTCATTCATGTATTGAATGTATGCGAGCTTGTGAACACGAGCTATTTTTGTCTTTACTGCAGTTCGCATGATAAGCTCTTGGTCATCGCAGATCGGAAGGAATTCCGAGTAGTTTCCTAGCTCAAGCAAAGTAGATCGTTTCCAAATACGAGGGTGGTTTGGCAACGCAACGATATGGCTCAACGTAATGTTATTGATGTTCGCAGACGAGATCACGTTAACCCATACCTCATTGAACTTCTGGCAGTAATAGGCACAGTGTCCCAAACCAAAATGATCTCCATAGGTGTGCGGAGTTCTGTTCTCATACAAGTGAGCACCATCCATGTAGACGAACCCAACTTCAGGATCTGTCTCAAAGGCACTCACTGCATCCTTTAAGCAGTCAGGGAGGATCTCATCATCGTGATCAAGCTCAAGAACATACTTGCCACGACAGAGAGACACGCTCTCATTCTTCACGTTTCCAATATTACCACTGTTGCAAGAACGCCTGTACAGACGAACCCGTGAATCATTTCCAACCAGGCTCTTCAGAAACTCAAAATGCTTATCATCAGGAGAGTCATCCAACACAACCCATTCCCAGTCACGCATAGACTGCTTCTTCAAGCTAGTGTACGGGCGAAGAAACTTGTGATACGAATTGTAGCAGGTCGTGAATGCAGAAAACACAGGACGAGTTGTCTCGTGTTCAATTAGAACATTATGAATGTAGCAGTAGTTCACTCCGTGATTGAAAGCATCAATGTCAATCTTATCAAAGTGAATCCACTTCAGTCTCATACGGTTCACAATATGATTGTGAAGACGACCATAATACTCCCCTACATCATTGCCATACGTAATAAAGATATGGTAATTTGAATCAAAAAGTTTCAGGACATCTCCTGGATCTGATGTCACATTCACAGTGCAGTTTAGTTTATCCTTGTTTTCGGTGAGAAATGTATCAATCTCTGCATAAGCCTCATCTCTGAAGAAGAGGATGTTTGGATATTTCATTGTTAGTATTCAATCGTTTACTCCTTAAGTTCTGTCCGCAGCTCCTGGAGGATCTTTCCAAGCACGTTCTTACCAGGCCACTTTGCAGGGTCGTTTGCCTTTGCAGTGTCAGCAGAGGTTCCAATACCCCAGTACTTATCACGGGCAGAGGCCTCACCAATCGGACGAGTGCCTGTCTCAAGCAGTTTCGTCTTCAGGTCAGGGTGCTGAACAAACTTTGCCTTGACCGCCGTCCGCATAACACCATCCTTGGTCTTGTCCCACTCCTCCTTGACAAAGTCCTTGACCTTCTTACCAAGTGCCTTGACTGCCTTCGGTGAAGGTGTCTTGAGGATCTTGTCTGCGATACCTCCATCACCAAACTGCTTAGCCTTAGCCCACTGGAAGTAATGCTCTACCGTCGGGAACGTGATGGAATCCACTTGGAAGGGCGCCTCATACATGTTTGAGAGCATGCGCCACTCACCCTTACCCTCGTCAGCTCCGAAGAACAGCACGGGCTCAGCTCCAGGCACGGCGACCTTTCGCACGACCTTCTTCTTTGCCGGCTTGACCTCGGTGGGCTTCTCCTGCTCACTGCGCTCATCCTTGACCTCAGTCTCAGGCTCAGCCATCGGGATCTCAACCTCCTGACGCTCAGACTTCTTGGGCTTGTCCTTGGATCGCTCAAACACAAAGCTTCGGTGGAGGAAGCTGAATGCCTGATGCTCCTGTGTCAGCAGGGTGGTATTCTGCTCAGTATAGTGGTCTCCGAACATCTTTGTTGCGATCAGCTTGTATCCGTGCTCCTCAAGTACCTTGGTCATCTTCTCAAAGGGAACTAGGTACTCCTTCTGAGGCTGCTCAAAGCTCTCCAGGTGAACTGACACCGGATTTCCAAACTCCTCATTCCATCCAGATCCATCGTCATACTGCTTCACAAACTCACCAAAGATCTGAGTTCCCGATCGGAACATATGGCTCTGCTTTCCGAGCATCAGGGAATAGACCGCAGCACCATCCAAACATGTACCGAAGAACAGTCCTGTTCCATGGTTCTCAAGATTGGTCGCAAACTGCTTGAACTTCTCGTCAGATTCGCAGGCATAGTGGATCGCCATCTGACAGGAGATCACTTCAAACTCGGTCTTTCCTGCAAAGGTCTCCAGGTACGGCGTCGGTGCAGGATTGGATCCCATCACGATCGTAGAGTACTTTTCAGGTCCCTCAAAGAGCGGGTCAGTCATGTCTGCGCAGATGAACAGCACAGGAGGAATGTACTCTGTAGGGTGCTTAGCCTTCTCTTTGATGTATCGCACGCAAGCTCCCTGACGAGGCGAGATCAAGCAGGAGTTTGAAACATCCAGACCCACAACCCTAGACGGCTTAGTGCGCTTCCACTTGAGAAGGTCACCGCCACGACCGACGGCAAGCTCAAGCAAGCCATCACCTTCCTTCACACAGGTTCGGTAGAGACCATCCTTGATGCGGTTGTGGAATCCGTATACATCCTTGAGAATGCGATCACGGGCATCCAGGTTGTCTCGGTAGTAGAGATCATCCTCAAAGGTGGAGTCGGGAGGATTTGCCACCAAGTTCTTGATCATATCGTCCGTGATCGGTACATGGATGTTGGTCCAGATGGAATCGGCAACTGCGATGTCATTACCAAACTGCGGGCGACCCAGAACACGATACTGGTGCGTCTTGTCATAGCGAGTTCGCATAATGTTCCAGCGACCGAGATCCGTGTTGTAGGAGCACTCAATAATGGTGTTGCTCTCTACACGATTACCCTCAGCATCCACGGGAACGCCACGATCATTCAGAGGCAGAGAAATCACATGTGCGTCGGGCGCCCGAGGAACGTTGGGCTGAAAGGGAGACGGAATACGGTCTCGGTTCTCGGACTGCAGGCGTATCTCATCAGGAACCACGGGCGGCACGTACTCACCCGTCATCGTCTCGCAAGGGTAGACGATATCGCCTGGTGTGCGTGAGATGTACAGAGTTCCCTTGACAACCCGCTTGTTCAGAGCCGTGTCAAAGCTCTCACCTGGCTCAAACTTGACCAGGAAGTCAATACTGTTGTGAGATGCGGGCTTCCACTTGTAGACCGTGAGCCATGTCTTACCCCTGCGCTCATTCACGGGTCCAACAGGTGAAGAGCGAGGCGTAAAGACCAGACCATCTGTACCATACTCAAACTTGGTATCCAGGATCTTGCGAATGGCTTCCTGCATTGCCTCGCCGTCTCCTGCAAGGAACAGCTTGGTCACCACACGCAGAGGCTTGGTTCCAGGCAGCGAGGTAAAGTCCGTTGAGAGGTCATTCACAAACGACCGACCGCAGCCCAGTCGGGACTTGACCATGTCGTCCTCGGATGTGAACAGCGGCAGGCGACGGACATCACGGTTCTTGTACCAGTAGACATCGAAGATACAGAACTGATTACGATCTGCAAGGTACTCACCATCAATGATATCGCCTACGTGGATGTCCTTGGTGGCGACCAGACCAGTCCAAGTGATCACGGAACTCGGAGTGATCCGCAGGACACGGCGGTCACGCATCACGACCAGGAACGATCGCTCGCCATCTGCCTTGTTTGTGACCGTGTAGCCTGACAGGATATTGTTCGGGCGCTCAGCAATCAGGTGACGGCGCTCCAGGGTTACAGGATTGAGAAACGGGGTGCGGGTGGTCTCAAACTCCATCCTGTATCGTTCAATGTCCGAGACGGGCAGAATGAACTGAGATCCTTGGAAGGCGGCGATCACGGGAGTAATATGACGAAGCATGGATTCCAGGATTGCTGTATCAGACTTGGTGCGATCAACGACCTCCATCTCAAGCTCATAGCTAGGTGTCTGCTTGAGGATATCCGAAAAGGTCTTGGTCTGCTTAGTCTTGGACTTGCTCTGAGAGAAGTCGAACTGGACAATTCCATCTAGGCTAGTCCAGGACTTGCGGTGAATGATGCGGACGTGGCTGGCCGAATCCATAGGTGATCCAGAGAAGTCCTTGCGGAGATGCTCCTCATGACGAAGAGTGAACCTGACGGCTGCGTCGGGGACATCGATTGTGTCTGACTTGCCCTGAAGTGCCGTGACCACCTCAAAGTAGCGGCGCTTCCGCTCAACTTCGAGCGGAACACCTCGGAAGCTTCCAGTTGTACAGACCTTGTGGATGTTTTCAGCTCCAACGACTACAACACGAAGCCCGTCCGAATAGGAGAATGTTGCTCGGTGCTCTTCGGTAGGAGCACCACGAGAATAGAGTTGAAGAGATTTGACAATGCGATCGGCAATGTCCTTGGTGTGAATGAGGTTGGGGAGAAGCTTGCATTCTAGTTCTGCGTGTTTATCCTTCTTGACCAGTCCGGCAAATTCCTTCAGACTGGTCTTTACCGACGAAGAGAGAAGGCTATCCATAGTTCCTTATCTTTATCTGTGAATGAAAAGCGTCCGTTTTATCTCCTCTCGTACGATTTCCGCTCAAGTTCATCGGCCTCCATCATCTTGTGCTGATCAAGATAAAAAGTAGTCATCTTCTCCATCTCAATCAAACACTCATCGGGCAGAGCGTCCGATGAAACCAGCACTCCGTTCTGGGTCTTGGTAAAGCTCTCGGTATACTTCTTGATGATTGCGAAGATCTGTGCGTGTTCATTTGCGTCAAGCCGATCAAGCCTTTCCTTCAGCGCTTCCTTGCGGCTTCGGTTCATTTGGTTCTACTGCAGTAGTTCGTACCATCTTCTTCCTACGCACATCAGGTGTCTTGGTCTTCTCCACGGCAACTGTCACCGTGCGCTTGTCGCTATCACCCTTGTCTACGGGTGCTGCGATCACATCCTGACGCTCAGGCTCAGCCGACTCTGTATCCACCTTAGGACGAATGACCTGGCGGAGCTTGCCCAGAACAACAATGGTCTCGTCGCCCTGTTGGAAGCGGGTGCCTACCACATCAAACTCAATGTCCTGACCGATGTCGGCGTCGTCAAAGTCGGGATTGCCGATATGAAGATCACGAGGCAGAAGAACCTTGATCGGTGATGCCTCTGCGTGGAGACCGATCTTGCTCTTGAGCGTCACGGGCGCCTTGAACACCTGACCAGCGTGAGGCAGACATAAGTCAGCCTGAAACTTCACGCTATAATCAAGACCGCCCTTGAGGATGTTTGTGCGACCGAAAGAATGCTCTACGATCGTGATGCTTCGGGGCTGAACATATCCCTCCGGGAGACAGATGCCCTCGTATTTGTGACGTAGCTGGGCTACAAGGCTGGCGTGAATGTTGCGTTGCAGAAATCGTGCGTCTACATGAACGTTACGAGTCAGCTCACGACGTTCATAAAGAGGGTCCATTATGCCTTCTTGTGTCTTGGTCTAGATGTTTTCGTTTTACTTAAGTCCTTTCTTGATTGCGTTCTTGTTCACATCCATTCCAATGACTTTCATTTCCTCAGGAGTGTACCATGCAATATTATGCTGCTCACGAGCCAGCAACTCTAAATACGTGCAAAGAGGGGCTCCTGCTAATCCACCTGGGATACCCACGCCATTCACGTCAATGAACTTGGCAACAATCTTCATCTTGGAGATCGGATTCTGACCTGTGGAACAGATCGTCGGCATAAAGCTCTTTGTTCCAATCACTCGGGTAGGCGTATCCTCCACCAAGTCAGATGGAGAAAGCGTAAACCCCCCGTTAGGTGCCATAGAGCCAAACAACTTGCCCTTATCGGCAATAAACCGATCGACGAGCTGCTTAGACCACTCCTTAAACTTGGTCAGATCCTCACCTACGAGTTCCTGATCTTCACCGCTGACAATGATCTCTGAGTCTGGGATATACAACCTAGACGCAAACGGCAAATCAGGTTTGGTTGCCATATATGCCTTCTTCTCTGCAGGTGTGAGTTCGTGATCAAAGATGTAGCCGTTCCTGACTTCTTCCGAGAATCGTGTAGCTGCATCCTTGGGCCACTTGAAGGCAGTTCGTTTTGCATCGATGATATCAGGAGCAAGTTCAAGCGGTGCTTGTTCTACGACAGCCACTTCTGGTAGAGGTATTTCCTTAGGTGCCCTGCGCTGAGTCGTCCTCTCAATCAGGGTGCTGTTCGGAACATCAATGGGGGCCAGTGCATACAGATCGCCCTTGGATTCAAGCAAACTAGGACGTCCAAAGGAATCAACAAATCGGAAGGCAGTCGTGATTGCCTGTTGAATTGTGTAGATGACCACTTCCCGACTGAACGGTTTCAAGGCAGAGAAGAGCTGTTCACGATCCCAGATGGACTTGTCAATAAACAGCTTCCCAACCTTGGTCAGAATCTCATCACGGGAATCAAGGTAGCTTGACAGAGGGCGAACATGATCAGGCTCAGGTTGGCTAGGCGTAACCTTACACTGTTCCACATCGGGTGCTTCATCAAAAGTAGGCGCCATCATTCCCTTCAGTTTGTAGCCCACTTCTTCATGTCCCTCATCTCGGATCTGAGGAACAATCAGCTCTCGCCAGTCAGCGGGCAGGGCAACCTGAATTGGGCAGTCCATTGCAGATTCTGCCATCACCTTGCGAACCTTGGCGATCCTCATTCCCTTAGCCTCAACCTTCGTGCGATAGGTGTATTCGTCAAAGGCTTCACGGGTCTTTTCAGGGCGAACAATATGGAGGTAGACAGTACAGTTCTGTTCCTTGGGGACAAGGTCTTGGTGGCTACACGTACGGAGAGCACGACCAATCACCTGCTCAATGCGGCTCATGTTCCACCAGGGGTCAAGAATGTGAACCTGACGAATAAACCTAAAGTCAATGCCCTCAGCGGCAAGAGGGCTTGTAATCACGACCTTCACGTTCTTTCCAGATACATTTGCACGGTTTTTGACAACGCTTAGCATATCATTGATTTCTGCACTAGAGGCATCACTGGATAGCAGAATATACTTGCCCTTGGACTCACCCGAGTAGCTTGACTTTGCAAGAAGTGTCTTGCCCTTCTGTGGTGTGAATCCATGTTCCTCCAGAGCCATCGCAAACAGACGAGCGCCACGCTCAACATAGTTGGAATACACCAAACAGACACCACTAGAGTTCTGGATTGAGTCAATGACACTCACAAACTTTGCGGCGTAGTTAGGAAGCTGAGCAGGAGTTAGAAACGGCTCACCAAGATAGGTGTATTGATTGCCCTTAGTAGAGAACGTCTGAGCAAAGTTCTTCTCCTCGGGGAACACCGAGATTGTAGGCATGATCATCGCCTGGCGCTTGGAGTCATCGTCATCCTTCTTTCCAGTGGTCAGGACCTTCTGCTGAAATCCCTTTGCTTCTGTCGCAACTAGGCTCAGATACTTGATGCGATCACCATCAGGGATGTTGTGTCCATTGAACCCAATCTCCATTTCAGTGTTGGACGCAATCACAGGAGGTGGAAGGCGGAAGGGAAAGGTGAACGGACTTTCACCCTTGACATACGAAACATAGTCCTGGCACCACTGACGAAACTTGGTTTCAGGCTCGCCCATCTTTAAGTCCGCACTATTCGTGAAAAAGTCAGAGGCCTTCAAGACAGTCTTGAACGGCTGCTTTCGCTCATTCCAGAGGAACAGGTTCATAAAGAAGATGATCTCCTCGTAGGTATCGTACATGGGTGTAGCAGTCAGAAGCACCAGAACAAGACCATCTGCGACCTTCACAAGCTTCTCAAGACCACGAGCAACCTCAGTTTCCTGCGTTGTGATGTTATGAGCTTCGTCAATAATCAGAAGGCGATTGTCAAAGTTCTCATGAATCCACGCCTCATCATTTGCCTCAACCCTTTCGTTCAGACGGGCTCCAAATGAGTTGTATGCCTGAAACTCGTAGAACTCCTTGATCACACGATCAGCAGTATTTTCAAGCCGAGACCTGATTTCAGGATTAGCCCAGTTCTTCGGCTCCGCTTCAATTCGCAACAGCATATCTAGGTAGCGGCGACCTGTGCACTGCTTTGAGGTCAGCGTATCACTGGCTCGGTCTAGATAGACACGGCTCATGTCAAAGATCTGTGTCCGAAAGTTCTCCTGAACTGCACGAGACGCAACGACCATCACTTTCTTGTCCTGAAACTCGGGCCGCAGAATGTACTCCTCGGCAACTTGGATCGCAGTACAGGTCTTTCCAACGCCTGTGCCGTGGTTCATCAGCAAACTACGGGTTGGTGAATCGGGCGATAGAACACGACGTAAGAACCGTTGCTGAGGCTGAAGCGTATAATCGGATCCCGACGAATTACAGAGCCGATTACGAATGGCATACAGTGCGTCCAAACTTGCCCCTGGGAGTGATTGTGGTGTTATTTCTGCGAGTTCGGGATATGTCAAGTTGACCATTACTTTGTTTCCCTATTATTTACTAAAGATGCCTTCCTCGCCTCCTAACCCTCCTTCTCCCGATGCGAACACTGGACCCGCAAATGCGCCTACTACAAAGTCTGTGGGTTCTCCTTGGGCGATTGTGAGCCTGGTGATTGGAATTCTTTTTACATTGATGTGGCACGCAGGAGCTGCCAGTCTGTCGTATGCGAAGTACGGGTCGATCGGTTGGGCGATCCTGGACTTCTTCTTTGCAACGCTGTACTATCCGTATTACGCACTGGTCCTGAACACACCCACTCCTCAGATGATGGGTGGTCGCCGTAAGCTCAAGCTTTGGTAGATTGTTTCGGAGAAGTAAGTAATGGCAGCGAATCTTGATAGAACATTCGCAAATCTTGCACTAAGTGATAGTTGGCATGATTTCCATGGGGATCAATCTGATCCAGAGCATATCCAAGATGGACTTGTCGCATTCAATGAGAGTATGCCTATGGATGCAGCTCGTTCTCTAAACGAGGATAATCTACTTGGATTAGTATGCAGGGAAAATTTGCGTGAATTTTTAGATGAACGACCTGGGACAACGCGTCAAGTAAATACCTATACTGGAAATATATTCACCACATCAAAGATATCAATTTTAGAGGTAGATGGAGAGACCATTGCAAATAAACTACCTGAATCAATCGCAATGGTTGTTGATTTCAATCAGTCTGGATTTCTAGAACGTCTTACACGCGGTCCTCGAAATGCAAATAAGATGTTTTATTATCTGTATAACTCTGAAGTAGAAAATGACCCTGCTTCAAAGACCCCTTCAACAGATCCGGTTTTTAAATCAAAATCCGGTATCATACTTAAATATCTAGAACAGACCGGAACCCACCCAATTGTGTATTCTGGAATTCCAAGGGGTACTCGATACAATAACAATCTAAAAACATTGGAAAAGTTTTATTCAACTCATACACTTACCCTCTCACCAATCCAAAAGCAGCTCATGTTTGGAAAGGGAAAAAAGACATCAGTAACTCTAACCGTTACAAATGCAGCTGGAACCCGAGTTCATCATGTTCCAGATGCAAAGAAATCAAATTCGATTAAGTCTCTTCTAACTGAATACCTTGCAAAGATCTTACGTGGTGGATTAAATAGTCCTGAAACTAGATTTGGCGCCAATGTATCATGGACCCAGAAGAGATCAGGTGATTGGCTTCAAGTATTATCGTGTTTGGATGCCCACAACCGCACGTATACGAGTAATTTACCACCACAGGTTCCTGTTTTCTTTGTTACACACGACCGGGTTGCAATGGCATATTCACTTCTAATGGGAGTCAATACGATCTTCATCAAAGGAGCTGAAAAGGAGATTATCGTCTTTACGCGAAATGACATTAGTAATGTAAATCTAGAGACGCTTGCAGAACAACAGGTCAATGGGTTAGAAGATAGAACGGAAGTCATTGCCTTCTTAAGAGAGTTCTCAGCGATGCGCGAAAGACAAATCGGGATTAATCTTGAAAACGTAAGAAATGCCGATAGCATACAGGCTATTTTCAAATCGGCCCTCCATGCTGCTCATACAATACTGGATATACCCGATGTCCGGGAGATGATTAGAACGTTAACCCCGACTGTGATTTTTGGACCAACTTATCAGGCTATAATGAAAGCGTATACAACTGCCAAGGGCATTATGCACGATCATAGAGGTAGTCCAGAGTTTAAAGCTTCATTTAATACATACTTTGAGCGAAAAGATCTGTTTACCGCTTTAGACCAAGTAACTGCACGGAGGACGATTACTACGAGGCTTATAGCTGCACTCACCGGAAATGTTGATAGGTACAGCTTTCTTGGATACATTGCAAAAGTAGATACAAATGAGGGCGAAATCCTAAAGAAACTTATCCTTGAAAAGATTAAGACATTTGAAACAACTGCATCCCCAGATCTTATCGCAAATGCAAGGGTTATACTACAGCTGAAACCAACATTTGTCGGTACAGTGATAAACAATGAAATCATAAACACTTCTAATTTTCAACAAATTGTGCAAGAAGGCTCAATGAGACAAGAACGAGTTATTGATGCAAATATGTATAACGATCGCGTCAATAACGATACGAACCATACTGCGGATTCCAGTGATCCGCCCGGAGTTGAACCAGAGGTTGGAGGAAAGAGACGCACGCGTAGGAACAAAAAAGGTGGTTGGATACATAATTCGAGATATGCAAATCATGGATCAAGTATAGATTTTCCAATCAAACAAACTACACACGCCCTCATTGTCGCCCATATACTTGCAGATCCGCGTAGTAGATCATGGTGTGGTGGTATGTGTGGTTCCGAACAACGCTTTAGGTATGAAAGTGAAATTGGAACTGCTAGTCGGGGAAGTGTTTTATCCGATGGGGTTGTATCTGAAAGAGTTGATGAAAATCCTCAACCATTGGAAGCTAATCCGGCACCTCCACCGGGACCTCCACAGGGACCCGCACGACCTGTAAGAAGGGGCTATCGCCTACGTAATGCCCCTGATCGTTTCGAACCTGGACAAGGTGGTGCTATTTCATCAGATCACTTATTTCCAATTTATGCATCACTTGAGGCCTTGGATCCAAATGTTGGAGAACGCCTTGAAGGTTCAATGGATCTTGACCTATATACGCGGTATTACATGTTTCTTCAAAAGCTATCGGAAAAGGCGAATGCACTAACAGGCGATGATAAAGATGCAGTTGCATTTGCACTGCGCGAGGTCTTGTTTATTTCGGCACAGCATGTTGTTGGACGAGAGTCAATTGCAGCATGTCTCGGAACAACAGTTGACGATATGATGTCATTTGCGTCAATGTCTACAGTACTCTCTAACTACATTTGTGGGGAACTGCCTCAATACACTCCCGAGTACGAAGCATTCGTGTCAAAGGTCCTACAGATGCCCGTTGTAGTTGGGGTTATCCGAGGAGCCTATACGGAAAGTGCAACAGTTACTCCAATATCAGTATCTGAACTTTCTACTGCAGTAAAAAAGTTAAGATCTGATTTAGGGGCTAAGATATCACATGTTGAGGTAGAAACTGTTCCGGGGGCACCCGTTCCAGGAGCACCCATGAAAGCACCCTCCCTCAGTAAAACTATTAGTTATGAGGATCCTACATCCCCTCGTCAACAACTTGTGTTTGCTGGTCGTCGTCGCACTCGCCGTCTTACGAATGAGTTCCTTCAAACCACTCGTCACCAGTCCATCAAGATGTCCTCCAAGCGGCACTCACTCTCAGGCAAGCCCGCCAAACGCTGATTGACCTCCTCTAGTGTCTTGTCCTCTGGCTCCTCATCGGGTCCATCGGGCAGTCGAGACTCATCCACCAGGATGTCCACAAATCCAGTACCGCAGGGTGGCTTCTGACCAAACATGATGTTCGCAGAGACACCTCGCATCGTATCAAACTCTGCACCCATCGCAGCATTAAACATGTTCTTGCTGGTCTCCTCAAATGAGGACCGAGCAAGCACTCCAGTCTCATTCTTGTTCATGCCGAAGCGGTTGACTGCCACGATGCGACCACTGAAGGTCATGCTGTCCACTAGCACGCTGAGGTGGTGGTAGTTCACCTTCTCTGATACGAAGACCTCTGAGAACTCCTCAAAGATCGCCAGACGTGCCGTCTCAATGCCGAACACATCATTGATCTCGTGGATGTCGTTTGAGAATGTACGGGTTCCGTCAGCACCAGGGAAGGTCATGAGCTGATATAGGTTGGTTCCGTCCACATCCAGAACATACTGCTCCTTCTGCGAGAAGCCAGCAACCTTCTCATCGTAGATCATCTCATTCTTCACGGTACGGAGGTGAACACCGCCAACGCCATCCACACCCGTGAGAACTGTGTCCAGAACCTTGTCCTCCAGGAACCGCAGCATGGTCGGGTTCTTGATCACATTTGCGTCAAACGTCAGACGCAAGATGATCTTGGATGCCGACTCGTTTGAGTGGAGGCACTCAAGGACCTTCAGGGGTGAGTTGCGGATCTTCGTAATGACCTCCGTAAGATCCAGGATGTTGCGAGCAGCCTGCTCCAGGTCATTCAGCTCAATGCGCATGATCCAAGGCGACGCACACGATGCCTCATTGGAAACAGTGAACTCCTGGTAGAGTGCCAGGATATCTGCATCCTCCTCAATGACCGTTCCAGCCGTAGGAGGATCATAGTAAATCCTGACCGACTTGGTGATATCACGCAGGGTCGTACGCTGGACCTCCTTCATCTTGGAGATCGTAGCATCCTGTGATGCGGCAATCTCGGGCATGAGATAGACCGTATTACCAGGCTTCTTCGGGTTGGCCGAAGCGCTCAATAGCTCCTCAATACGGGGAACACCTGAAGTAGCGTTTGCCTTCACTGTACCTGCCGAGTGGAAGGTATTCAATGTGAGCTGTGTCGTAGGCTCACCAATTGACTGGGCAGCCAGGGCACCTACCATCTCGCCCGCATGGGTCTGGCTCTTGATGAATCGGTAGCGGATGTCACGCATCAGCTCATCAAACAGTGCCTGGCTGAAACGGTGGGTCACAATACTCTTCTTGGGCGCAAGGTAGAACCTCAGCAGTGAGTGGAATACACGACTAGCAGGGAACTCCTTGATGAACCGATTGATTGATCCAACCACATGTGCGGGCGTCAGATCTGTCTTGGTCGCATACGGGTTCTCATACTTGGACACAAGGCGCTTCAGGTTGACAGGTGCCAGCACGGTATCGTTCTTGCGGTACCTGAAGACTGACTTGACAAACATATCACGATCTGCAACCAGCTCCTCAACCATGTCAGGGCTGTCCTCCACCGATTCGGTCAAGAAGACATTCACATCTGCGGGCGTCAGAGCATACTCCTTGTAGATGTTCTCCAGTGTCATCAAAGCAAGGCCACAGGTCTGTGACTCCACTGCAACGGTATCCACACCGTCCTCACCGTAGACGAACTGGATGACTGAACCCGTGACGTTGCGCACAGTTCCGTCATGCTCCACGTGCTGATCCTCCATGGACTTCATCAGACGACGCTGAATGTAGCCTGTATCTGAGGTCTTAACAGCAGTATCAATCAGACCCTCACGACCTGCCTGGGCGTGGTAGAAGAATTCTGCAGGCATCAGACCATCCACGAAGGAGTGCTGAACGAACCCACGAGACTCCACGCCATCGTCGTACCGTGCAAAGTGAGGCAGAGTACGGTCCTGTAGAGTGTACTGAACACGGCGACCCTCAATGAGCTGCTGACCAAGAAGGGCAACCATCTGTGTGACGTTGTGCTCAGCACCCTTAGATCCTGAGTCAACCATCTGAACAATGCGATTC